CTTTGTTGAGCAACAGTTGCATCTGTAGATGTAGTTGCCCAATCTGCGCTTGCTGTTGCTGCGTTTGATTTAAGTGTCTCACCCTCACCTGGCGCTTGGCCTGTGACAAACGGCCTACCAACTTGAGGCGCAGCAGCACCAGGGCCAGCTGGAGCAGGGCGATTACCCAATGCAGGCGCACCAGCACCAAAGCCTTGTGTACCAACAGACCCTTGTGGGCCAAGCAAATATGGTGTGCCAGCAGGGACGCCAGGGAACTGGCCTTCAGCAGCAACCCCTTGCGTTGTTGGTGGCAATTGCTGTACAAAAGCAGTTCCTGGAATTACAGCACCTTGAGGCATACCTGCAAAAATATTGGTGTTAACAGTTCCACCACCAGCGCCTGTGTTTACTGCTATTCCTGTTGGTGCCATTGCGCTGACACGGCTACCAGCTTCAATTGTCCCCAATAGTTTATCTTTTAAAAACTGCTGCATAGCAGCTGGTGGCGTTGCAAGATAAGGTTGCAATAAAACAATTGCTTGGTCTTCTGGTATTCCCATTTCTTTGGCTTGGGTCATGCCATAGTTTTTTATCAAACCATAAAAGTCTTCTTTGTTTACAGCATCAGGATTTTGTGTTGCAGCAATAATCAATGGATGAAAAATCAAAGAAGTTAATCTGTTGGCAACAGCAATTATTTTTTTATTGGCAAAATCCATATTAACTGACGCTTGACCAGTTTCGGCAGTGCCTGCGGCAGCAGTAGCGCTTTTTAATAATTGCGGATTGACTTGGGCAGCTTGTTCAACAATTTGTCGCTGTGCTTGCAATGCCAATGGATTCATTTGCCGTGCTTGTTCAACAGTCTGCTCAGCGGCTTGCAGCTGTAACGGGTTAAGCTGGCGCTGCTGCTGGTACGCCTGGGCGCTGGTTGCCATGTTCATCATGTCAGACAACGACATTCCAGGCACGGGCTTAACCGTGTTGCCAATTGGGGTTATGTTGAAATCAGCCATTTTTAGCCCACCAGGTATTTATTAAAATCTGAACTTAATGGCCCCTGTTGAGAGGAAACATTCATGGCATTAGCATTAGCAATTTGTGATGGTGAGTAGCTAGACCCTTGTGGACTTAACAAACTTGCCAACGTAGCAGCATTTCCAATGTTTTGATAGCCACCAGCCATAGCGTTTGCAGCACCAATGTTGCCAGCACCCAAAGCTGTTGCCCCGCCAATTGCAAGTTGACCAAGGTTGCCAGCAGTACCAACGCCAACATTGCCAATGTTGCTGGTAGCGGTCTGCCCAATGCCTGCCAGGTTAGACAACTTGTTGTAAATGTTGGTGCGCTCAGATTGGCCTTGGTTGAATATGTTTTGTTGCTGAGACATATAGTTTGCCAAAGCATTTTGGTATGCACTGCCAGCATAATCTTCTGCAAACTTTGTCCGTGCCAAATCAATGTTGCTGCCGCCACCGCCTGGATTCATAGCTTGCGCTGTTGCCCCCAAACCCTGCTGCTTCATAAACTCGTAGTTAGGCGCTAGGTTGGATTTCAAATCCTCTGCGGTAAACGGTCGGTACGGGGCTTGTTTCTCAGTAAAGTACGGCAGCATATCTTGCAGGCTGGTCAACGCTCCTTGTCCAGCAGTACGGTATGGCAGCTGTTGAGCATTGAGGATGTCAAACATCTCCCGCTGCTGCCTGGCTGCATCCTGAGTGGCACCATATTGCAGCTGTGCGCCTTGTGTGGCAGCTTCGGCTTGGCCCTTTGAACCCATGTAGCCCAATATTGCGCCACCGCCAATTGCTAATGCTACCCAAGTCATGTCAACTCCTTCGTTTTTAGCTTATTTGCTGAGTCAAACAATGCTGCTGTGTCTGGCTCAATCAATTCAGCTTCAATGTCATCTAAATCTGTTTTGTCAGTGCGGTGAATCGTAACCCCGATTGCGTCAGTCACCGCCAGGGTTACCCGCTTGGTGCCTGGTTTGCTTTCCACCACATCACCAGCGTACAAGTGCTTCATGCCGCCTTCTGTCCAGGCAATTATTTCACCTTTAGCGCAAAGAAAGAAATGCGGCTCTTTATGCACCTTGCCAACAATCAAAGTCCCAGCTGGGCGGTAGACTTTCCGCAGGTACATCCCAGGCGAGAATGAGTGTTCGGTCACCAACTCGAGTTGTGGCAACACTGCCATTTCAGTTTGCAGGCGCTCAATCTGCTCTCTGGTAACTTGTGTAACCAGGCTCATCCCACCACCCACGCTGTGCCATTGTCAAACACCGGGCAAACCACCGCACCACCGCCCACTGGAGCCGCTAGAAACGCTGGGGCTAAAGCATTAGTTACCCACGCCCTGCGGCCTTGCGTACCAGCTGCTGGCAGGGTTGCCACTGTGTAGGCAGCGCCCAAGCCATTACCGCCATTTGCTACGGGGAGGATACCAGATACATTGGTTGTCAGGCTAGCAAAGGTGGTAGACGTTGTACCCGTTCCGCCATTGGCTATCGGCAGGGTTCCACTGACATTTGTTGCCAAGTTAACAAAAGTAGTGGACGTTGTACCCGTCCCGCCGTTGGCTATTGGCAGCGTCCCACTGACTTGAGTTGTCAAACTTACCCCACTCAGCGTACCGCCAAGGGTCAGGTTGCCTGCTGTGGTGACCGTGCCTGTCAGCGTGATGCCATTGACCGTGCCTGTACCGCCAACGCTGGTTACCGTACCAACAAACGCATCGTTGCTGGTGATTGTGAAACTCGGGTAAGTTCCGGTCACAACCGTAGTTCCTGCGCCCGTCAGCACCACTGTCTGGTCTGGCAGGCTGTTGGTCACCGTGATGGTGCCTGCGCCATTGGTTACAGTAATGCCTGTGCTAGCGGTCAGGGTGTGCAGGGCGTAGCCCGTGCCGTTGCCAATCAACAGCTGCCCGTTAGTGGGAATTGTGGTCAACCCCGTGCCGCCGCTGGCGACTGGCAATGCACCACTCAAATTAGCGGTAATAAAGCTGGGGTTCATCAACCACATCAACCATTCCTGGCTCGGTCTGCCCGTGATTGGGTCTAGAAACGTGCTAAACGGGATGTTGATGTTGCTGTTGGGGATAGCAGTAGCCATTAGTTATCCCCTGCTGATGCTTTCAAGTTAGCTGAAATAATCACGGCTTTCACAGGCGCTGAGATACTGACTTCAAACACTCGGTCACGCCCAAAGCCCAAACGCCGCCAGATTGCTCGATTGCTGTACTGTCCCATCTTGCCGATTGATGTCCAATGCTCACTTGACCAGGTGCTGCCGCCATCACTTGACCAGCGTAGCATGGCCTGGGGGTCATAGCCTGGTGTCGCAGGATATTGCTCAGTGACTATCTCAGCGCCTGCGGTATCTGGGCCAGAGTAGGCAAAGGTTACCAAGGATTCAAATCCATCGCCTGCCTCAGTTGTGATCTCATCTCCAGCCTCAGTTACCAGATATTCCCAATCAAACTCAGCAATCAGTTGGTAGCTTGGCCCTGCTGGTGGCACGTTGAGCAACTCAGTGATGATGCCGTCAGCAGTCTGCTCTGGCGTGACCCCAAGCCCTACGCCTGGTTGGAATTGGATTTGCAGTTCATCAAAATACTGGCGTTGGAAATCTGCTACCAAGTGAGGCGCTCGGCGCAGTCTGCGAATGGTGGCACCGTCTTCGGTGTAAACATCATTCTCAATGCTGTAGAGCTTGCCGTTTTGGTAGTCTCCAACAATGTATCTGCTGTTAAAAAATGCCCCGCAATTTGACCTGTGGCGGCTGTAGACGCCATTGGCAAACGCCAACCATTTGTGCCAGCTTTTTGTTGACAGGTCATAGACCCAGGTCAAATTGATGGTTGGAAATGTAACAACGTACATCTCATGGCCTTCAATCTGGTAGGTGTAGGCAATGGCATCAGAAATGTATTGGTTGATGAGGGTCTGCTCAACTGCATGGGTAGAAATTCGCACCCAGGTGTAGCCTTCCATCATCTCAATGGTGCCATCGCCCCGAGTGTCTCGAGCCACGCAAACAAAGCTGTTGCCAAACCGGGCCAAAGAAAACCGGGCAGCAATACCGCTTTGGCTGCTGGTGCCTTGCACCCGTTGAAACGGGAACGTGGTGATGCCAGCAATGACGTTGCCAATGTCAGTCCAGATTTCTGTTGTGCGCTCACCCAGCAGGTACACCTGCCTGCGGTCAACAATAAGGCTCACCAACAGGTCACTCGAGCCATCAGCAGTGCCGTAGAGCGCCAAAGATGATGAGGCAAGGCCAAGGTCGCTACAGGCCCAGTTTTGCGTCCCAGGCTCGTTGTAAATAAAATAATTGTCAACCTGGTCAGTGACGTTTGCGCCCTGCCAAGGGCCATCAGCGCTAGACAGGGTTGCAAAAGTGTTTGTGGCTGCAATCCAGGTGTAGCGGTTCGCACCATCCACGATGTAGGCAGTCAACCCGTTGTTGGTGGTGATGTTGTCACTAATGGACACTGGGCCAGTGCTGCTTAGCAGCGTACCGATTAAGGTTGCCACCATGCTGGTGTTGACTGAATACACGCTTGAGCCAGAAACCGCAATCAGGATTGTCTCTCCCGACATTGCGTGTAACCCTCTGACCTCTGCCACCGCCAGCTGCGTTTGCAAGGTCAGGCCAGGGGTTGGGTACAGCGCTACAACGCCACGCTCCCCAGGCTGCTTTTGAGGGTCAATTTCAGCAAAGAAATTGATGCACTCTTGAGCATCTTGATAAATGGACGGGGCTTCGTAGGAAGTCCCGACAAAACCAAAATCTGGCATATTAAGCTGCTACGGCTTTGATGACGGCAAAGTTAAATACAGGTTGTTCAGTAGTTGTACCGACAAGTGAAAAGAATGAGACTCGAAAACTACCTGCTGCTACTGCGGTAATCGCTATTTCATATAAATCAGTGCCTGATTTTTGATTGATAATGATTACATCGGTTGCGGCAACTGTGCTATTCGTGACTGTGAAAGATGCAAGAGTAGGTGATCCTGCTGCACTCACCAAAGTGATAGAACCAGTTGTTTTGTTCAGCGTCACGCCTGTGGTGCGGCTGGTTATTTGAGTTACAGCCCCGCCTGCGCCTGTTGCATAGCCTACGCCTGCCGTGCCAGATGATGTGACTGCACCAGTTACTGCTAGGCTTGTTCCTGTAGCTGCACCTAGAACGGGCGTCACCATGACCATTGAAGTACTGGTACAAGCACTTATGTTGCCACTGGTAACCGTACCCAGCACAGGCGTCACCATTGTCGGGCTGGTGAACAGCAATGTCTTGCTGATGCTCTTGGTTGTGCCAGCTTGGACAAATGGAACAATATCGGCAGCGTTGATGACGGTGGCAACGGGCAGAGCAGAGATGGCAACGGTAGTCATAATTTAATCCTATTTAACGAAAACCGCCATCCATGATGAACCCAGCATCTTTGGCTTTGCCAACCATCAGGGCATCAGGATAACGTGAAACTTGGGGAGGACGCATATTGGTGCGCTTGATGGTGGCCTTGGCTTGGGCAGCAAATGCGTTGATCATGGCAATTGTTGTGGTGTTTGTCTTGCCGTACATGGGCATCAACCGTTCTGCCAGGCACCACCGCAGCGCATTGTTGTAACCCTGGGGCAGCTGGATGGAATCGGCGTAGCCATTGAACTGCCGAAAGATGGTCTGAGTAAACAGATGCAACTCACCAGAACTAGGGTTAGGAAAGACAAATATTGTCCCTAGCACTTCGCTTGGCTGGTAGTAGATGGCCTTGGCCCACGGCCCACTCAGCTGCTTGATGCCAATGCTCTGGTATTCCTCTGCGCCCAAGATGGCAACAGGGTAGTCTAGGTAACCGCCAGCAATTGGACTGCCGCCCTGCATGGTAGCAATCCGCACAAAGGCACTCTCGATTGTCAATGGACGCTCGTAGTAAGCTGCAATCGTGGTGCTGGGCACTGTTTGGTTGATGCTGACGGTGTAGGTGCCAGCCTCGTTGACATTGCCGCCTGCGCCCGTTATAAAGCCCACAATGGTGGTGCCAGCAGTGATGCCAGTGCCTGACAGTGTTTGCCCAATGGCAATTGCGCCAGATGTGATGGCAGTGACCGTCAACGTGGTGGCAGCAATTGAGCCTGTAAACGATGCGCCTACCTGACCACCTGGGCCGATGGTGTACTGCACCTGGTTGGGCGTTGTTGGAAAAATGATCTCAGTCTTATAGAAGACCATCATGTTTTCGTTTGACCACTGAGCGCACATATCGTTCAGCATATCGAACGCATCTGCCGAATCAGCTGCCGCCGGGGTTTCACCAGCTGCTAGAGCGCCAACGTCTTTTAGCGCCCGGTTGATGATATCCTGGGGGGTTGTCACAGCCCTTGGCCCTGCGTAACGTAGACCACCGCGGTGCTGGATGCTGTAATGCCTGTAAAGAATGTTCCCGCAGGAAAACTCATTATTTCAACAGCGCCAGCTACCAGGGGGATAGCCGTGGTTGTCGATGCTGCTGTTACAGCCAACGCTGACGATGTTCCCGTGCCCAAAAACACAGTTACCGCGCCAACATTGACAAACCGATAATTGGTGTTGACCACATTGGATGGGCCAGGCTGTACAGCTGTTGGGGCACTGGTTGCGCCCGTAAAGTTAACTGTCAGGCCAAGTGGTTGGAAGGCTTCTTGAGTCATTTTTGTCTTTCAAGGTTGTTCAGCGGCTCGTGCCTCGACTTCGTAAGGGTTCATTTTATAACCGTAGCGCAGCAGCCACCAGGTGTACTTGATGGCGTACAGCACCTTACCATCTCGCCGCATCTGTTCCAAGTGCATCATTTCGTGCCTAATCAACGCATCGTGTTGCTCAAAGCCGGGGGCCATGTAAATCATATTCCAAAAGCTAGTCCATCCTTTGAACCCGCAAAGGTTCATGTAGAGCAGGATTGGGCCTTTGGCAGTGCGTATCATGGTTTGGCAGTAGCCTTGTACGCTTTAATTACGTCAGCCGTATGCGTTGCAGCACAAATAGCTTTTACTCGGGCATCTTCATTGCTGTAGTCATCACCAGGGGCAACGACATGACGGTGGAATGTGCCGCTGATCTGTTTGCCATCTTCCATGATGGCGGTTTTGGTGCGAACTTGCACGCTGCCATTTTCGACCACTTCAATGCGGTCAACTACGTTTACTTTCTCTAACATGATGCTCTCCTAGTATTGCCCAAGAATCCACTTGGGCTTTGGTTTAACAATTGATCACGGAACTGTTCCATCAACTATCAATCCAGTTGCTGCTAAAGCGGTAAGTAAACTTGCAAGAGCAACATTACCTCCACGGGAACCCGTTACTGTTTGTTGCGCTGCTCCTGCTGAACCAAAAAACCCAAATGCTCCATTGCTGAAAGTCATGTAAGTTGTTCCAGAACCACCAATTTGTTTAAGTTTTGCTTGTAAGGAATTGCTTTGCTCAATGGTAAATTCAAAACCACCAGCAGCTCGTTGCTTAATGCTAATACCTTGGTTAAATTGTGCAGTAATTGCGGGGAACAACAATTGTGGAATTGTCCCTGCGTAAATCTGCATTACACTATCAAAAGCAGGCGCACCGCTGGCAGTGGTTGCGTAGCTTAATAAAAGACGATCTGACGTTTCTTCAAATGTAAGATTAAACCGATTACCAGCAGGGTCTGCATTAAGTGTAGACCGTTGAAAAAGCAAATCGGTGGAACCCCCATTGGTCGCTGGCTGCGCTTGGATAAAATGGCTATCAGTTGTAAACGCCAATCCTCTTAGGAAATAAGTAGCAGTGCCTGGTTGACTGTTTTGAATACCAATAATATTGTTATTCGTAACTGCATCAACAATCCAAGTCAAAACATTACTTTGCACGCTGTATCGTAATCTACCAGCAAAAGCATTACTAACATTGTAAGTCGTTGCGCCAATCTTGATAAACGTGTTGCCTGCTGCTTGAAAACAATCTGTCCAAACATCTGGTGATGCGTCAAGCAAATAGGTTCCACTAGGAATAAAGTAGCGAGTATTTACCGCCCTAGCTAATGTAAATGCAACGGTATCATTGGTAACACCATCACCTACAGCGCCAAAATCTAAAACATTTGGTGGCGCACCACCAACCATTGAATAAGAAACTTTTGTAAGAGACATTTTAAGTGCCTATACTTTGTATGAAATAGAACCAAATATCACAGTATTATTTCCTATTACTGCGGCGGGTACAGTTGTAGATGTAGCAGCAAGGGCTAATCCATTTAATGTAAGAGTGGTGGCGCTGGCTGAATTATAAAACGTAAGAAATGTCATGTTAGTTGCAAGTGCTTCAAACAAACCAACGCAGCCTGCTTGTTCGTAATAAATAGAAGATGATGTAAACGGTAGGCCACTGATTACGCTAGTGCTTCCAGTTCCAATAAGCGTTATGTGCAATCGAAACTGACAGTGAACTACATTTCCCACCTTGGTATAACTACCATTATTGGCAGCATTGTATGTAGCAGTTCCACCAACACTAGGCGTCCAAGTACCTTGCTCATAGTCATTAAGCAACTCGCTGGTCATGCCAGGAGCAGATGGGTCAATAGAAAAGTCAATGCCCTTGCCAGATGTGCCGATGACTAGGTTGCCGGTGGACAGGTTAACGTTACCAGCAAAAGTAATTGGCGTTGCAATCTGACTAGCGTTGATAACTGAATTTGCTACTTTTAACATGGTAATTCCTAATCGTAAACAACTTCAATAATGGATGTGTATGGTGGTGCTTGGCTAAATGTCACCGTGCCGCTGGTGACCGTATATGTGTTGCGGTTTTGATACACACCGTTGATGTAGATAGCGGTGAAACCGTTGACTACCGAGAAGGCAGTTGTTGTTCCGTCACCCGTAGCATTGACGCCAAAGGTGCTGCCGTTGATGTTGTCTACCGTCCAAATTAAGACGCTGGCGCTGGTGTACAGGGCAAACTTGTAGATGGCTGCGCCAAGCCACACATTGGCCTCGCCACGGCTGTCCAAGACGATGGGGTTGGTGTTGGCAGTGCTGCCTGTGGAATCGGTGTAAGAGGCTAGTGGCGTGGTTGTGCCAGCAGCGTAGGTGTACAGCAGCCCACCCGACAATGGTGCGCCGTTCAGATCAAAGAATTGCAGCTTGGGCGTAGGGGATAAGGATGTGGTAGCCATGATTTTTTAGTGAAAAAGGGAACCGCCCTTGCGAACAGTCCCCTTTTGTTTTACTGAAAACCTACAGTTTAGAACGCTGTGAAATCAGTACCGTACACATAAATGTCAACCGTGCCGCCACTTACAGCAGTTCCGACTTTGACGTAGAACGTCTGGGCCGAAAGGTTTGCTGTGCCAGTAGCTGCTACCACCGTGGATTTGGTGACGTAGGCTGAACTGGTGTTGTTGGTCAGTGCTGCGTTGGTGACGATTTCAGTTCCCGTACCTGCTGCACCCGTCCAAATTGCCAAAGCACCAGCAGACACATCCTTGTTGGCATTGGTGATGACAACATTGGTGACGTTATAGGTGCTGGTGTTGATGACGGGCAGGGTGATGACCGCATCGCCAGTGGCATTGATGGAAACGCTCGTTGCGTAAGCGATCAAGCGGATGGCCTGGTTGCTCGACAGAACTTGCGGGTGGACGGTGGTAGTTGTTGCTGCGCCTGGATTTGCCATGATAGTTACTCCTTAGTGGTAGGTGTTAAGCGGCAACCCGGCAAGCAAGCTCGGGGTACAGCGGTGCCCAGCCGTAGAGAACGTCTACACGGGTTGGGATTGAGTCATTGTTGATAGTGTACTGGCGCACAACCCGCATGGACAGGCCCAGTTCCTTGTCAGCTGCACGGCCTGCAAAGTGGACACCATCTGGCAGCTCGAGGTCAGCGCAGGCCATCGTGAAGGCATTTTTGTGCATCACAATGTTCTGTGGCGAAACCGTGCCAGTGTTGTTGAACGGGGTCACCACTGCGGTTGCGCTGGTGCTATTGACCACCACATTCTGGAATTGACCAGCAGTAATCACAGCAGGGCTGACGATCACAGAAGTCGTACCAGAGGTTGCAACCGTCACATCAGCCTGGACAACAAAACTACGCAGACGGTTGGAGCCGTAAGCTGCACGATTTTGTGGGTTGGCTGCAAAGATGTTTGCAATGGTGATGGTGTCGCCTTGCTTGAGGCCAGCCGTAGCAGTGGTGGCAGTCAGAGCAATGGTGGACGTTGATGCCCAGCCGCTGGTCAGAAAGCCCGTTGCCGTGGTGGTAGCGCAGGCCAGGGTAGCAGTGGAGTAGGAGCCAAAGGTTTGGCTAACCACGTTCTGGTCCATCTTCCACATCATGCCTGCTGAGTCCTTACCCATCATGCCACGCTCGTATTGCTTCGCAATGGTGTTGCTTGGCACAAACAGACCTTTGAGTGAGTCCACAATGGTTGCACCAGTGAATGGCTCAACAATGCAGGCTCGGCGTCCATCACGGGGTGCGCCCTCAGAGTCCAGGTATGCGCCTGCCGTAAGGTAGGTGAGCAAGCTGGTGGGGACGGTGCCAGCAGTGCCGACAATGTTGGCAGTGTTATTTTTTGCCATAACCAGGCCATCACGGTCAATCTTGTTGGCAATAGCAGCCACGGCTGGTTTCAGCACTCGGTCGCTAAAGCGGTCAAGTGACAGTGCCAGGTCTTGCGTGGTGAACTGGGTATCAACGTGGAATTGTGTGGACAGGGTAACGGGGACGGATGTCTCGTTAAAGTCTTCCACATTCAGCGCTGGGCCAGAAGTGCCGACAAAGCGTCCAGGACGGCGAACATTCAATGTTGCGCCAATCTTTGCGCCTGTTACAGCAAATTGATCGTCATAGTTACGCTCGACTTGGCTCGTAAAAGTCAATTCGTTTTCCAAGACCATCAACGCTTCGTTGGTGATCATGCTGATGGTAAGCAAATTATTTGCCATGATATTTCCTTAAAAAATGGTTATCGAATTTGCCCGTTAAGTCTACCTGCTTTCCAGGCTTGATAGCTGCCATGAAACTGCCCATCAGCAGTTAATGCAACATCACGCCCGGTGGCGGCTGACCGAATCGGGTTAATCGGTGGACTAGCTCGACTTTTCTGCACAACAGGCTTTGAGTCTTGTTTTTCAAACATGGCCTCTAACTTCCCAATTTGTCGCAGCTGTGCGGCTGGCGTCATCCCTTGCAGCTTTTCAACGAACTCGGGATTATCAGCAAGGTGATACAGCAGCTGTGGCCCAACATCTGACTCAAAGATGGCATCTCGCACTTCATTGACCACTGTCATGTCTGCGCTTTTTACCACTTGCTCAAAGTTCGGGATACTTGCTTTGGCTTGTGTGACCCGTTCTGACCAGGTGTTTAACACCTGCTCTTTCTCGGCCTGCACCTTTGCCTGTACCGCTTTCTGCTTTTCTTCCCCCAGTCGCTGGTCAACCTTGTAGTCTGTCAATGCCTTGGCATATTCAAACATATCGGTAAACTGGCTTGGGTCTGGTTCGGCTTCGCCCTTTGGCGCTTGCTGCCGTTCCATTTCCGCTAACCGCTGTTCAAGACTTAACCTGGCTTCACGCTCCCGCAAGGCTTCTTGCTTTGCTTCGTCACGGGCTTTGGTTACTGCCTCAAATCGCCGTTCAATCTTAGGTCGTCTTTTTTCCTCTGTTGTTTGCTGGTCTTCGCTGGCTGGTTCACTCTGACTGTCGTCATCCTGTGGCTCTATTGTTTCAATAGCCTCACGGGGCGGCTTGTCAGCTAAACCTAGCTTTTCAGCTTGGAATTCAGCTAAATTTTCGCTTGTGACCGTAGTGGCCTCAAGTCTTTTCTGCGTTTCACTTATCGCTATTTCAGACATGGATTACTCCAAGGATTTGCCCCGTTACTACCCACGGGTCGGGTTTGGGCAATATTACCCGAAAACAAATGGTTTAGCAATTATTGCATTGGTTGAATCAATGGGTTGGCCCCCTCGCTAATGTCTTGGACGCTAAATTGAGCGTATGCGGCTTGTTCCTGATTCATCTTTTCAATCTCCATTAGCAGCTGGTCAGCAGGCATCCTGGCAATTAACATTTTGACCAATGCCTCAATCTCAGTCCTGTTTTGAGTGGTAACTCGGCGCATATTCTCATTGTTTACCCGGCTTTCAGCCACAGTCTCAGTGTTATGCGCCCGTGCGGTAACGTCCATCAGCTTGCGCCTGGTTTCGCCCTCATCCCGCAGCTGTGCCACTTGCATCCGGTTATTGATCTCCAGCTGGGCGGCTTGCAATTGCTGTTGCATTTGTTGCAGTTGTTGCTGTTGCTGAGCCAATTGCATCTGCACTTGGGGCGGCACTTCAGATTTCTCGTCAATCTGCGCCATTGGGTTTCTAGCCGCCAGCCTGTCAGCAATCACATCAGCACCTGGAAAGTCCATATTCCTAAACACCAGGTCGCCTGCTAGGTCAAACAGTTCTTTGTTGCCCGTCAGCAGTGGCATCATGGCTTCAACAGCCTGCTGGCGCTTGCTTTGGAATCCTGGCCCAGTGTCCATTACAACGTCATACTCGCCCACCGTCACATCGTTTAGCACTTCGCCCACCGCAGTTTGCTCGTTGATGGTGGTCATATCTGGCTGTCCATCGCTGCCAATAATTCGCATCACTCTCTGGGTATCGTAAATCTTAGGTATCAAATCCAGCAGAATCTTGCCCGTATGCTTGATGCTGCGGGTCAGGTTGTCGTAAAAGTGGAAGTTGCTCAGATCAGTCTGACTCTGCTGGCCCTGGAGCGCTTTGCCGCTGATGTTGCCGCTTGGCAGCTGGTTGGGGTCTAGGATACCCAGCACCATTTGCAAGTCCATATTGATGGCACTGGCAGCGTCCATGATGCCTGCTGGGGGCGGTTCGGGTTGCAGGCGCACTGGAGCCGGGGCTGGCTGGCCTTCTATGTCTTTCTGCTTGTAACGCAGCACCGGGCTGCTCTTGATGTTTGCCAGTGCCCATTCATTCTCGTGGCCCTCGTCCTGTCCTTCAGCAAGCAGCCATTTGGCCTTGGGCGCTAAGGCAATGCTCTCAGTCATGCTGGTGCGCCAGAAGTTGTACATACGCTGGGGGTCTTTGGCAAACCGGACCAGGCCATACTTCTTGCGCTTGTCATCCACAATAACCTGGGCACCGTAGCAGGGCACGATGGGGATGTATTTGCCATCCCAGGTCTTTTCCTCAAGAATCTCGAGCGCTGTCATCTTGCACCATTTGACTGCCCTACGGAAACTCTCACGGGTGTCCACCACCGTCAATCCCGCAGCTGCTACACGCTCGAGGAATCGGTCAGAGTCTGCAAACCCACTGCTGCCATCACTCAACAAGTACAGCTTGGCCTTTTCCCTGGTGACGTAGAAGAATTCAGCAATCCGAATATCCTCTTTGGTCACCCAGCTGGCGGCTCCATCACCCGTGCTGCGGTGCGTGAAGTTAGCCCCGTCATCGGCATCGGGGTACATTTCCTTAAAAATGGTCTTGCTCAGCAGCGTGGTCACCAGGCAGCGTTCGGCATCTGACCCATCTGGTCTGACGCTATTAGGGTCAAAGTAGACCGTAAACGGGTTGTCAATGGCATCAATGTAGATTTCCTGGTCAAAAGAATCCTCGCTGACATACTTGGTATTGATGCGCCAGTAACCCCAACCCATTCGGACCGCATAGTCAAAAGCGGTGTCATAGGCGGTGTCGGCGTTGCTGTTGACCTCGATGTGACGGGTAATGCCTTCCAGCACCTGGGCAATCTTGTAGTCTGCCAGGTTGTTTACTGGATGCACTTTGATGCGTGGTCGTTGCTGGCGCTGTTGGTTGGTCACCTGGCGCACGTAGGCATCAATCTTGTTGATGGTCAGGCACGGCCTGGCCTCAAGGTTCCTGCTGTTCTGGATTTCCACAGGCCACTGGTCACCCGCGGCAAACCGAATGTCTTGCAGGGCTTCGCTGCGATTAGTGCTGTCGCTATCGTTCACCAGCTGCCAAAACTTGATGGCATCGTCAATCCGAGGGTCGTTCATGGTCATCCTTAATTCATCCAGCTGCCTGCGGCCTCGAGCATAGGTTTGGGTTTGCGCTTGGCTGGTTCCCGAATCATAAGGCCAATGTACCGGAAGGCATCAGCACCGTGGCTGTAGTGGTCGTGCAGGGGGTTGCGGCTGAATTGCCCTGTGTCTGGGTCTACCTCGTAGCGGTAATGGCGCAAACAGGCCAGCCCATCGGCTGCGTGTTCTCGGTCAAAGTAGCAGTTGGGAAAGATTGTCCTGGCGGCGTTGATGCTGTCCACCACAGGCACCCGCGGCAAGATGTGGGTTTTGTAGCCTGCGGCCCTCACGATGTCGTCAATGCTGCGCCCAGCTGCTGCCAGCGTCTTGTTCTCTGCATCATGCGGGAGCCAAACAGTGTCGTAGTGGTAGCCATACGTCTGCATGGTTGCCAGGTAAAAGCTGATGGTCTTCTGGCTGTCCTCAATGTACCGAATCAGCCTGGTTTCCATGCCTACAAACTGCAAAAACCAGATGGCGGTGCTGTCAGACCAGCCCAGGTCAAACACACAGTGGACAGGCTTTGTGGCATCAAACGGCACCCGGCAGATGCGCCCATCCATCTCGGCCTGCTGCATTTCCTTGGCAAAGATGGCACCATCCACTGTCTGGCGGCACAGCCCTTCCCACACCTGGTTGTAGGCTTCTTCGTCCCTTTGTTTGAGCGCATCTTTCTCCAGGCGCAGTGTCTCTGGAAACCAGGGGTTATCTGACCAGTTGACCTTAATCTGGATGCAGTCATCAGGCGGCTTGACAACAAAACGCTGGTAGGTCTCGTCTGTTTCCAGCTCAGGGTTAAAACTGACCCATATCTCACTGTTTTCCTTGCGGATTGTTGGTATCAGCACGTTCCAGGACAAGCGGCTGACGGTCTGGGCTTCTTCCACCCAGCAAATGTCCACGCCCTCAAATGACTTGATGTTGCTAATGTTGTTCTTCAACCCGGCAAAGGCAAACTCGGTGCCGTTAGAGCCACGGATACTGGCCTGGGTGATCTCGTAGAAACTGTGCAGGCCCAATGCCTCGATCTGGTCACACAGCAGCTTGTGGACGCTATCTCTAATGCTGGTCTGGAACTCGCGGGCGCAGAGTATGCGGGTTGGCTGCTTGGCCCCTTTGATCAGCAATGCTCGAGCAATGCCCCAGCTCTTAGCCCCACCCCTGCCACCGTAGCAAACCTTGTAGCGGCTGCGCTGGAACAGGCTTTGCAGCTTTAATGGGAACTCGGCCTTGGCGTCATTCATTGGGCTTGACAAACGTGACCTGGATGCCCTGGAGCGCTTCCCCGTCTTTGCCAGTGATCTCTTGCTTGACTGTCTCGGCCCACCGCAGCTGGGTCTTTGTCCACCAGATCAATGCCGTGGTGTCGCCGCCTGTGGCCTTGGCAAACAGGGTCTTGGCTATCTGCCCATTGGCCTTGGCCTTGCCCGTATCCAGCTCGGTGCGGTAATACTTGCGGAGCGTCTTATCGTCTATTCCCACCAGGATGCCAATCTGCTCGTGAGGCAGGCCCAACCCACTGGTGTTCTCAACCAGTTTTCTCATCTTGTCGGTTGGCTCATGGGCCTCTTGAGGGATTAAGCCTCTAACAGGTTCGGTTCTCATTTTATATAGGGGAGCTGGTTTGTTGTATTTTAACCACAGGACAAGCCAAGCGGGTGATATCCACCAGACTTCAGCCATCTTTCGACTACTGCACCCATAAGGGCTAGGTTCGATTTCCAGAGCGCCCGTATCGTTGGGCTAGTCGTCACATCACCGTTCTGCTCTGTTCCTGTGATACCCCTAGCAAGTTCACGCGCTGGCTTGTCAGTAAGCGCATCACTTTTCTCGATAGCAACCGTAACAGGGTTCATTGTTTCGCCATCAGCAATCGGTACTGGAACGCAAAAAAGCCACTTTCTGCTGCGCTCTGATGGTGCAACATCAGTTCCCTTGGGGGGTAACGCATGAGAAAATGGCCTCAAACGTCTTGTGTTGCACCACTTGACCAAAAAATTGTACATCAAATCTTCTCAATCAATGCCCAGATTACTAAAACAACAATGACAACAAGGACAATTTTTATCATTGGATAAAAGAGTTTATGCTGTTTTGCTGTTGGTCTTGCATCCCGGCACCCAGGCCAATGCCACCGATTGGTGCAGCTGTGAACAGCGGCTGGCCTTTCTTGACACCGCCACGCATCTCTGGGCTGATGTCAATGTAACGGATTGGCGCACCGCCTGGTATGCCTTGGCCTGTCTTGATTCTTGTCTCACCCACTTGAGCGTTGTACTTCTTGCCTTGCTTGGCTAAAAACGCAGGGTAGATTTCATCGTAGTATTTTTTCATGCCTTCGCCGCCAACTTGAAGGTCAAGTCCGCGCAAAGTCATACGACCACCACCGGATTGGCCTTCGCCTTTGACAATTTTGTCAGCTACCTCTTTGCCTACCAATGATGGCAATTCTTCGGCTGCATATCTTGCTTTAGGCAAATTAACTGCATCGCCGTTTATGTCAGCAATGCCTAACTCAAAAGTTCCATCGGGTGATCGTCTGTAATCAATGTAATCAACTTGCTTTGATAAGTCATAACGCTCTGCTTGCTGCCTACCCGTTGTCAGGCCAACCCTGTCATATCCATTGTCAGCAGCGTACTTCAGCGCCCGTTTCAGCGCCAGTTGATGCCAAGTGTCCTTGAAGGGTGCGTCTGGGACGCCAGTATCAAATTTTCTTCCTAATCTATTTTGTTCTGTTTGAAGATTTTGCAAACGATTAGAAACCGTTGACCATCTACCAACTATTTCACTTGGCGCATCTTTTCCTTGGCTTGTATATGGCAAAGCCAATTCTTCTAAACGCTTTTGTTCTTCAAGCAAATTTTGACGCTCAGTCAATATACTATTTAACTTTTGTTGTTCTGCCGCTTTTTGCTGAGGTGTGTTATACCCCTTCTCCCTACCAGCCTGATGCCAATCAGATTGAATCTCCTCAATCAATAGCATTTTCTTGCCATCAGCATCCACTCGGTCATTGACCCTCATATGCGCCAGGATGTTGGGTTCGTTGAAGTGGGAGGATGTGTAAGATTTTTCTCCATGCAACTGATTAAATTTTTGTAATGCTTCGTCTTTAGTTAAACCGCTTGCATAACGACTTCCTGTTGCGTCATAAACGCCATATTTGGTTTCTCCATAAAGAGAGTAAGCATCTACACTAAAACCTTCTGGTAATGATTTTGTTTTTCCTGGCAACGTCAGCAATATCTCACGGTAGTTCTCACCGCCAGGTAGTTGATAATGCTCGTATTTGGTTGGTGTTAATTGAGGAAATGGTGGCATTACATAAGCCGCATCAGCTTCCATATCTCTTTGGCGTTCCAAGGCACGGATTTCTTGGCCTATTTCCTCTAATCTTTGCGGTGTTAAATTTGCATAATTTCTATCTTCAGCATATAAAGTTTGTATTTGAGGCTCGTACTTGTCAAATACCGCTTGGCGTTTGGCAATACCTACTGGGTCTTCCGCAACCGCAACCGCCTCACCCAACCTTACCTCTTGCACATCCACTCGATTGCCAGCAATGAAGTCTTGCACCTCTTGTTTGGTCACATTAGGCTTGCCCTTCAGATAGTCGTCCAGCCCCATCCAGGACAGCTCCTCCTTCTTAACGTCTTGGCCTTTCATCAAATCATTAAGGAACGATTCGCCAGTGCCAGACTTGCGGGGCAGGTTAAGTGCTGCTTGCTCTGCTGCTGAGTAGAAACCCAGCGGGGACACTGGTGCTTGCGGTTTCTTTATCATGCTGGCAAGGGGCGTTACGGGCGTTCCCAGGCTCACTGGCGGCTCTGGCACCACACTTGGCATCAACCCCTGCCGCTGCAAGTAACCCTCGCCCATCCTTACCGCCGTTGGCCCTAGTGCCCTAGCTCCAGCTGCAACTGCTCTGGCTGCTGGCATTGGGTTCAAAGGTACAAAGGCACCTGCTTGCCCAGCAACTTCACCAATCCTGGACGTTGGCTTGAGTGGCAGATTCTGAAGAAAGTACTCAGAGCCATAGGGCAGCTGCGGTGCTGGCTCGTACTGCGTTTCACCGAATTGCTCGGTTGGCATTGGGCTGCGGCCCATAAAATTCAATGTGTCAGGGATTAACCCCAGCAATCCAGCCAACCGACCTCGGGTTACATCTAAAGGCAAATTGGCTGATGCCTCTGGGTCTTGGAACCTGCGCTTGGGCTTCATTTGCGGGAAAAACCCCGTTGCTGCCCTATCGTCTGGCAAAAAAGAACTGAGCAGATTGTCAGCCATGATTCTTGAAGAATTTGCTAACCTGCTTCTTGGCTATTTTGCGCCTGTTGATTTGCTCGAGCATCTTGACCCCGTAGCGTTTGACTGCATCCTTTTTGATGACAAACTCGCCGTCTTGCAATGCTGCGTAGCCATCGTCTGGGCCTGGTGCCTTGCCTAACAGGTCTTTGAGCCTGACCATGCCGCCTTCGGCAAATGCTTGGCTACCGCCACCAAAACCAGCATCACCACCGCCATAGCCACCAGCATTAGCACCTGGTGCGTCAGCGCCGCCGCCGTACACGGTGCCAGGACTAACCATGCCGCCCGTTGGTATGCTGCTTTCTTTGCCAAAATTAGCAGTTGGGGACGAAAAGCCAATTGGCGTTGCCCCCCGAGTTTCAACTGGCGCTGGTGCCTGCTCACTACGTCCTGCCAAGCCTCCAAAAAACCCGGTAGCGGTTGACTGCTTACCCGCATATTGGTCGCCGTACAGCCCGGTGGGGGTTATGCCAGAAGTGCCTGGTTGCGAACCATAGCCACCGACTTGCAAGCCAGTGCCAGGGTCAATCCCTCGAGCTACCGATTGCTGGTCAGCCACAAATTGCGGGAACATGGCCTGCTGCGCTCGCATTGCCATACCAACGCCAAAGGGTGCGTAGCCGATTGCTTTCTGCCCAAACTGGGTAATGCCAGCCATTGTTGGGTTGTTGCTGTAAAAAGCGGCTTTCTCAGCGTTCGACATCATGTCAAATGCCGTTGGTGCGCTGCGCCCATCACCGCCACCGCCCATCATCTGGCCTTGCCCATAGCGAATGTCCCTGCTTGCAGGGAGCATCTGACTCAGCAGGCTTTGACCAATCATGGCTTATGCTGCGTGGATAATGGCAAAGTTAATCACCACAGCCTCAGACAATGACCCGGCGGTGATGTTCCGCAAAGTAATTGTGCAGCTGCCAGCCAACATTGAGCTAATCCAGCAGTTGTAAGCTCCTGCGGTTGCGTTGGCGCTTGCCACATTCACAATTACAACGTCCTTGGCACTCAATAGCGAGTTTGTCAGGGTAAAGGTCACATTCGTCAATGTTGCCAATGATGCGGCGTTCATTGTGATCTGACCCGCACTGGTGTTGGCAGTCACGCCTGTGGATTTGCTGGTGGCTTGGGTTACTGCTGTTTGTGCAGCGCTGGTGTAGCCAATTGAATCACTGGCAAAACAAGTTGTAAATTCTGGGTCGGAATATGCGACACCAATTGCGACTGAGTTTGACATAATTTTTCCTTAACAGTTCCAGTTTTTAAGAGATGCCTTTGCCCGTTCTGCTGGGCCTTTGGCGTGTTGTACCACTCCTTCCATCCTCGCACAAAAGCTGGCCTTGCGGCCTGCATCTGCTTTGGTCTTTGGATTTGGGGCTGGCGGCTTGAGATTTGAGTTGTTCTTTGCGTTGTAAGCAGCCCGTCCAGCAGCAGTCATTCCTGCGCCCTGCTCAGTCGGGTTGTAAGTCTTACCCTTGCCCGTGGTCTTGTGCGGGATGGGCTTGTCGTGCTTGTTCATTGCTTTTTAGCGGTCTTGGCGCTGGCTTTGAACGCTGCTGCGGTCGGCGCACCTTTTGAGCCTGGTGATCTCATGCGCTCCGGGGTCTTGCCAGCATCCTTTTGGCGCTCGATGCGCTCTTGCTTAGCGTGAATATTTGCATACAAACCGGGTTTATTTGCCATTTTCAAACTCCACAACCGCACAGATGTCGGCCTCTTGAATGATTTGATAATCCTGCCCATTCTCGGTCTGGGTAGGCCAATTTAGATAATCACCGTTGCCGTACTTGATAAAGTCACCAACCGCCACATCGGTCACCAGGGGGCCAACTGCCACGATGGTGCCTTCGTTGAACGGTTCCTTGTTGTCCACATAAATCAAGTCGCTTAGCTGGCGCACCTGGGGCTTGACGACAACACGGTCACGCAGTGGCTTGAACATTTTTACGCTCGTACTTTCGTTTGATTCTAGGGGCAATGTTCGGGGTGATGGTGTCGGTCATTATGTCGTAAACAGGCACTTCTGTGATTGTCCTGGCGGTTTCTATGGCAGCAAATTGACCACACCAATCGGTGCGCTGTTTGTTTTGCGTCATTGGATACAGCCGACAGACGCCCATGATGGGCTGGTCTTGGAACATCCTACAGGTGGCGCAATTCATTGACCGCTTTTCCTGTTGTGGTCGTAGCAGCTGCCCTTATCCATTTTGCCGCTGTCGTAAGTGCCAGAATATCCCATTGGCTGCGGCGCTTTGGCTTTCATCATGGGCTGGGCCATTGGCTGCATTGGTGCCTTTTCAGCTTTTGGCTCCATCTTTTCCATTTTTTCCATTTTGCCGTTCATGTTTACTCCAAAAAGCGCAGGCGGTACAGGGTAGAGTTAATGAGTTCTGCGATTTCATCAACAATGTTTTGCAATTCTGTGTCTTCGGGCAATGACACTCTGGCCTCGGTCACAAACGCCTGGATGCCTTGCAGGTAAGCAATCGGGTCACTAGCGCTGTGGTATTCCTCGGGATACTTCTTGATCTTCTCGTACTTGCCCTGGAAATTCTCGGCAAACTTGTCGGTCAGTTCTACGATTGCAGGGTAATACTTGCCCAAGGCTTTGTGCTTGCTGTAGCTGTCGGTACTCAAATGGAGCAGATGCGTCACCGTGGCTGAGTGAAACAGCTGGGCAATGAACTCAGCAATGTCGTCAATGTTTGGCATATCTGTCCAAAAAGCGGGGGTCAACACCCCCAAAAGGCAACTGCAATAGAAATATAGCACATTACAGCGTCAATCCCTTGTTTGCTGCCCAAGCGTACAGGAATTCAATAAATTCACTGCTCTCGCCCGTAGTGAACTTGTGGCTTTGCAGGCCCAGCTGCACAATTCTCTCACCATCCAGGCTCGGGCAGATTTTGCCAATCTGACGATTTGTATCGTGCGCCCACTGGTCAACCAGCAATCTTTTCCAATCGTCTGCTGTCCAGGTGCTGCCGGCCGACGCCATTTGTTTACTGATTTTGCCAATTAGACTGTGAAACATTGAGTTTTGTTCCACGCTGCGCCTGCTCTGTTTAATCTCAATTGTCATCCGATGGCCTGCCATCAGCATTGACTTGAGTGTCGGCCAGATCACATTCATCATTTCTTTGTGGGCCTGGACTGGTTCCCAGCAAGTGACTTTCATGGCTTTTTACTGTAACTCTGAAAGGCTGGCACAGGCGGTGGATTTACTCCACAAAAATGCCTATTAGCTTCTTGCAATGATTTCCACGCCCAGTTGCAGCTTGTACAAACGTAATATGGCGGCTCTGATGCTGGTTTTACTTGTTTTAACATATTATTCCTCGTAACTTGCATCGTAATATGACAGCAGATCACAATTAATATCACCATTTTTCTTTAATTGAACTGCTGCTTCAGTAACAATACTTCTTGCTTTTTGAGGAAAGGCTCTTTGCAAAACTTCAATTAACGTACTTGTCCGAGTTCGTTCAAGAGATGCGTCTTCCAGTTTCTCTAAAATTTCTTTATCAAGTCGAGCAATTGTTTTATCCAATTCACTGACAAGTGCTTCTAAAGCACGGATTTCAATTGATTTGTCCATTATTTTTCCTTGATTAAAACTTCAACACCACCAGTTTCCGCGTACACCTTCGTCGTGTGGATCTCCACCACCTGGTCATCATCTTGATAGACAATGCCGTTCATGCCATCCATAAAGGATTTAACAACATTGTCCAGGTCTGGTTTCTTGCATGGCCTCTCCAAGCCACTTAAACACGCCTCAGTGCGCTTTTTGGAGTAGGACTGGGGCACAGGTAGCCTGACGTAAATAAACGCCTCTAGCGCCGTTTTAAGCGGCTTGCTGCTGCCCATGGCTTGCAGAGCGTAAAACCTTATTTGGTCTTCGTAGCTGCTGGTCTTGGCGTCGGTGTAGGTTGCAACAAAGTTGCCACGCCGGGCAAACCTTGGCCTGCCTTTGCCGTGCGGCGGGCCGGGGACGGTGAATGTAATTTGCATCATTGCCGCTGCGCAGGGATGCGGTTCATGACTTCCATGGCGGCATTTCGCAGGGCGGTGCAGACCGCGCCCTCATCATCAGCGTCAGCCATGTCCATCAACAACTGAGCGCGGGCCTTTCGCTCAAGGAACATTGCTTGCTTGGTTGTTTGAATTGCAACGGCCATGATTTCGGCCTTGGCCTCGGTCAATGCTGTGTTGAATTCGTTCTGCGTGTAAAGAGTTTTGCCCTGCTCAAAAATGTTCATTTCCACTCTCCTTCTGTTCCTTTATTACCCTTTGTCCATTGGTCTCGAACATCGTTTTCAAGACGCGACTTGGGATGTAGTTCGTTCCAGCCCTTTTGGTGTCGCCCACGGTCGTCAGCGTAACCGTTGAGCCAGATGTGAGCATCGTCACGATTTTGTATTCTTTTTTTGATAAGCCACCGTACGAGACAGCGATGCCTATGCTCATCGTCGGCTTGGCCTTCTTCATTCAAAATCCAAGTCGCCGGTGAGTTCCAACGCGGTCTTGATGTCGGCAAAGGTGTGGAAGACTCCATCCTTGACCTCGTCTAGCAATTTGTGTGCTTCAAAGTAATTCACCATTGCTCCCTCGGTAACCAAGCATCAACGGTTTTGGCAGGCTGATTTTTGCCTGCGATGTACTGCTGGTAAGTTTTGGTGTTGCCGTACTTTGGCTGCTGCCACTGGTGATGACTGCATTTCGGTAGCTGCCCATCAATCCTCACGCTCCAGCGGCTTGTGCATCCGTCCACGCTGCACAGCAGGTCAGATTTGCCCTCGGGGATTTCCTCTTTTTTGAAGTTAGTGAGCGCCATGATATTTTCCTTCCACTATTTTTGCAAAGTTGCTCGGTTTAAGAATCCACTCCAAATCGGCGGTAAACGCTCGCCCGTCTTTGCTGTTCACCTTGCCAACCAAGAATTTTGATTGGCTGATATGCCGAAAAAATTCAGCCCACCACGCTAATACATCTTTGCTGTCAATTGGCTTGGTCTGCGCTAGTTCTGTAGCCACCTCCCGCCAGCGTTGTCTCAAATAGCCTTGCCGGGTAGCGTTCCAGACCTCGACTTTTCGCAGTGTCGGCAGGTGTTTGTGGTAAAGATCTTTAACTCCCTGGTGGTCACAATCAGGAATTTTTACCTCTGGGCCACCGTCAGGTGGACATATATGTGTTTCTTTTGAAGATAAAGATGAAGATGAAGATGAAGATGAAGGGGTTGGAATTTGTTTATCCTCGTTTCCAACCTTAGGGTTATCCTCAAGGTTAACCTTCAATGCTGGATTGCCACCTAGCTTTCCACCCGCTGCACGAATTTCTCTTAGGCTTTCGTCTCTGACCATGCGCTTAGAAAAAATAGTACCGTCAAGCATTGAGTCAAAAACACCAGACTGGCCCAACTCATTCAACCAACCTTCAACGTCTTGTAAAGCAGCACCTGCCATGCTTGCAAGGTTTGTCGGAAGGATAACCTTGTTGCCAACCTTAAGGTGTCCGTATGGATTACCTTCGTGCATATAGCAAATCATGTCAATCCACAATCCCCTGGCACCCATTGAACAAGATCGCAAGGCAGTGTCTCGCAGCCAGTCGGCTGGGTAAAATTGAAACGATGGTCGCTTCATGTCTCACCCCATTCTTTTGTGCCACAAACCTTTAAAACAAGGAATCTTTGGTCAACATAAATGCCTGCAAGCCTTGTGGCCTCATGCATAGCATCTTCAAAAGAGTTGTGATAACAAGTAAATTTAAAAGACTTTGTCGATTTTGATTGCCGCATAACGACAAACTTCGATGCAATGTTTTCTAAAGGAATGTCGCCAATGAGTTTTGGCTTTTTGAGCGTTAGTGTTGCCACTGTTTAACCTTACTGATGTAGGTTGCCGATACTTGAACACTGATGGCAGGACGGTATCAGAATCGTCTTTTCGGGAGCTACCCTAGCCGTGTGAATTGAATTTTACATCACAAATTACCCTGAACGCAAGATTTTCATTTGCCAAATGCGCTTTTTATAACTTACCAAACCACTCTGGCCTGCTTGCCTGTAGCTGCGCCAGCCTCTTGTTAGGCATCTTGCGCCATTGCGCTACAGCAGGCGGTGTCACGCCCAGCAGACGGGCCAATGCTGACTTGCTGCCTGCCTTCTGGATAGCCTGGGCGAGCGTGTCATCGTGCGCTTTTTTCAGTTGTTCAAGGGTTTGCATCCCCGCATTTTATAGCATTTCCTTAAGGTTTTAAATATAAAAAAGTTTGGTTTTTGATGTTCTAAATAACAATTCTATATAAAAATAAGTAAAAAGAGGGCTTGTGGCGTTAAGAAAACGCTTATACTTAGCGTCAATCCCCAACACAACGTAGGGGTCTTTTTAGGAAGCAAGCAAATGATCACACTCAGCTATATCTACTACATCGAATTCACAAACGCAGCGGGTCAGCCTGACTGCGAAAAAGTGGAAGTAAAGCGCAATTACGAAACCACGGACGAAGATCAAGCAGGAGAGCTGGCAATGCGTGCCTGGGTTGCGCCAGCCAATTTCATTCCCGGCACTCTTGCAATTTGCTAACCCAAACGGGGCTACGTCCCCAGAAAGGATACATCATGAACAAAACTCCCGTATGGACAACTGGCTTCAAGCCAACCAAAAAAGACCTTGAAGGTTTGTACAACCATCAATTTGAAACTGCTGGCGATCTGGTGCTGGATTGCTACCTGTCTTACGAATCCGAGGAACGCGAGACTCAGGACGAACCCGGCAGTCCTGCTGTTATGGAATTGATTTATGCGCTGGTGGAAGGCGTGGATATTAGCGTGATGCTTGGCGATTGGGCTGAAACGATTGAGGAAGAGGCGATGAGCAATCTGGAAGACCAGATTGATGATGCTGCATTTGAGCGTAATCGGGGTGAGGCATGAATTGGCTGGCGGCAGCTTTGGTGGCCTTGGTGCTTGGCACTAGCCATTACCTGGACTGGCCCAGTGAGATCGAGGCAGCGCAGGATGCTGTGGCAGCTTACAAGGCGGCTAAAACTGATCAAGAGCGCCAAGCTAGGTTTGAGGCAGCAGCGCAGCAGATGTGTGGTGAAAACGCAGGCTGGCGGTTACTTGCTGATGGCGCTGTGCAGTGCTTTACCCATCGTGGATACAAAACTAAAAAGGTGACGCTATGAAAATTGACGCAACAATTGAAGAAATCAACAAGATTGCCAATCGTGCTTATGCCGGAGCAAAGCCTGCCGACAGGCTGGCGTTTGAGTGTGGGATGCTGACCAGTGCGCTGAGGGAAATGTCATACCTGCTGGAGTGCACCCAAGAGCGCTGCAAGGAACTTGAAATTGAATTAACTTACAAGGAATTGATATGAAAATTTACAAAGCAATCAATGCGGTTCAAACCGAACTGTCAACCATTGGCATCACAAAAGACCGCACCAACTCGCAAGGGTCTGGCTACAAATTCCGAGGGATTGACGATGTGTACAACGCTATCAGCCCACTGTTGGCTAAACACGGGCTTTGCATTTTGCCAAGAGTTTTGACCCGTGAATGTGTTGAGCGCATCAGCAAATCAGGCAGTGCATTGTTCTATGTTACGGTGGAGGTTGAGTTTGATTTTGTTTCGGCAGAAGATGGCAGCAAACACACTGTCAAGACTTTTGGTGAGGCAATGGATAGCGGGGACAAAGCCACAAACAAAGCAATGAGTGCGGCTTACAAGTATGCAGCGTTCCAAGCATTTAGTATTCCTACTGAATCAGACAATGATGCTGATGCTGTTACCCATCTTGTGCAATCAACCGAGGCAACCATTAAAGCAATATTGGCAGACATTGCTGAGTGCAAAACTCATGATGAATTAAAAGATGCTTTTTACAATGGGATTAGAGCAGCAGGCAATAACTCAGCCGCCCGTGAGCAAATCACTAAAGCCAAAGACGCAAGAAAGGCAACACTGTGAGCATACTATTCCGGGCCAGTGCCCTATCAGCAATCATGACCGATGGAAAGGGTAAAGATGAATTGTCTGTTGGGGCCAAGACTTACGTCACAAAGCTGGCAAAGGAAATGATCTATGGCTACGATGAACGGGTCACCAGCAAGTACATGGACAAGGGTCTGGCAGTAGAAGACGAATCAATTGACCTGTACAACGCTGTCCACCTAACCAGCCATGCCAAAAACATTGAGCGCAAAACCAATGAATGGATTACTGGCGAGGCCGACATTGTTGCTGATGATCGAATCATTGACATTAAGTCAAGCTGGTGCCTGACCACTTTCCCCGTCCTGGCTGACCAAGGCAGAGATGCGGGGTACGAATGGCAGCTACGGGCGTATATGTGGCTCTGGGACCGCCCACGAGCAGACATTGCTTACTGCTTGGTCTCAACTCCAGAGGAATTGATTGGCTGGGAAAACAAATCACTCCACCAGGTTGATCACATCAATCGAGAACTGCGTGTGACTGTTGTGCCTTATGAGCGTGATCAATCACTAGAAGACAAAATCAAAATCAAAGTCGCAGCAGCCAGGGTCTACTATGACCAGGTTATCCAAGAAATCAGCAAACAACACATTTATTGAAAGCAAATTATGGCAAAAATACTCAAAGAACTTAGTTGTATCGTTGGCACATACACCAATGCCGCAGGAGAAAAAAAGAATCGCTATCAGCAAGTTGGTAGCATCATAAAAACCCAGCGAGGCGAGATGGTAAAAATTGACGTTATCCCGTTAAAAGAAGGCGGCTGGGATGGCTGGGCATTTATCAATGACCCAAAGCCGAAAGAATATCAAGGGTTGCCTAAAGACAACGAAGAAGACATACCTTTTTAGGAGGCATTATGGATGACGATGACGATTACGAACTTGCCAACTGGATGCACCTAATTGCTACGGCAATTTTGGTGCTGTTTGCCCTGGTCGGCATTGCAGGGCTGGCGGGTTACCTGTGGGGGATGACATGAACACAGAGGACAGCGAATTTGAGCGCATTGCGGAAGAAGCCAAGCGCCGAGCAGCGCAAAAGCCAAGCATGACTAAAGACGAAGCATTAAAGATGGCGCTGGGGTTTATTGAGCGTGTAAATCAAGATGGCTGGATATTGGCAGACTTTGAGCCGCAGATGTACTCCACTATTGCCGCCCTCAAAGAAGCCTTGGCACAGCCAGAAGGATGTCAGTGCCCTGCCTGCAAGGTAACGCCTCACGCAAGCGACTGCGCTGTTCACAATGAGCCAGCGTATCCCAAAGGTGTGTGTAACTGCAGGGCACAACCAGAGCAGGAGCCTGTGGCGTATGACAAAACCGAAATGAATTGCTTTGTACAAGATTTGTACGACAAGAAAATGCAAGAGGGGAAGCAGGGTCACTACGAAACCATGTTTCATGTTTTTCATCAGGCAATCAAAAGAATCCAACCACAGCGCCCGTGGCAGGGGCTGGCGGATGAGGAGATCAAAGCACTTGCCTCTTGGCGGCCTAGCTACGACCAAATGCCTGCTTTAATGGTTTTGGCAAAAGACATACAAAACTCACTTAAGGAGCGAAACAATGGATAACTGGCCCTTCCCCACCGAGTTGCCCCCAACTTTGCCAAGCAAGCCGATACCGTTTAACCCTGAGAATTTTGAGGATGCGCCGTGGTAATCTCAAAAAAGA